TCGCTGCTCTTGGCGATCAGCAGGAGCCGGCATGACCACCTTCCTGGCCGTGACGGTCGTCGTCTTGTGCGCCCTGTTTCTCGTGGTGTTGCGGGCGGTGGAGAGGCGCTCCGGGCGGCCCGGTGATGCTCAGCTCGCCCTCGACCGCATCAACGCGCTGGAGGCTGCGCTGGGGCATGCATCGAAGCGGGCGTTCGAGAGCCGGGGCCGGGACCGCCAGTCACGCCGCCAGCGCGACGACTGGATCCGGCTCTTCAACCGCCTAGAGGCGTCAGTCACCCATCACCGCAAGGGCAAGCTGTACGGGATCGACACCTCGGATGAGATCGATGAGGCGTTGTGGACCGCTCGGGACAAGGTGCTGAAGGCGGCTCATTCCAAGGACTTGGACGGATTTGGACAGATTTGGAATGAGGCCGAACGCAACTCTGAGCCCGGAAAGTTGGGTCCCGGACCCGAGAGCCAACAAGGCTTGGGCGACCACTGCCCGACATGCGGCTCACCCGTGGAAGTGGTGACGGGCGACGAGGGGACTAGCCACTACAAGCCCGTCGAGCGGCCGGGCGAGATGGGAGGATGAGGACGTGAGCGACGAGCCGCTGGGCATCAAGCCCTCGGAGGGCTGGCGTGGTCGGCTCGTCACGTCCTTCGTCGTTCCCTCCCACCTTCTGGGCACGCGGCCACCTGACGACGAAGACGCGCGAGAAGCTGCGTTGATCGACCGACTCCGCCAGGCGGGCATTCTTCGCGCCCGTGAGGCGGATGCTCGCCTTCGCCTGCTATGGCCTTCGACGCCTACGACTGGCCCCTGAGGTAGCGGCGGCCCGCCCAGGGTCTCAGCCGGGCGGGCCGTCACTCGCGTTCGAGACCTGTAGGTAAGCAGCCGGCCAGGACGGCAGAAGGGCCTAGAACGACGTAAGCGCCCCCGACCCCGGTGAGGGGTCGAGGGCGCTTTGTGTGTCGGAACGCGTTGATCAGTCGCTAGTCTCGCTCGCCGATGCCGAAGGAGCTCTATCGGGTTTTCGTGGATGAATCGGGCGACCGAGGGTCCAGTCCGACGTCGAGCGACATCTTCGTCCTCGCCGCCGTAATCGTCCGCGATGCAGATCTTCCCCGGGTGGTGGCGGGCCTGGAAGACATCAACGCGGCAATGAATAAGCCGCCGGGGACCGCGCTTCACTGGGCAGAGAACATCAAGACGCACCAGGCCCGGAAGATGGTTGCCAAGCAACTCGGAACGCTTCCGATGACGCTCACCAACGTCGTCGTCATGAAGCGGTCCATGGGCTCCCCGTCGAGCCGCCTCGGTGACCCCACCTCGATGTACAACTACGCTGTCCGCCGACTGCTGGAGCGGATCTCCTGGTTCGTCGCGAGCCGCAACGGCGAGGCTGTGGTGACCTTCGCCCACGTTCGGCGCTTCCCCTACGAGAAGCTTGAGGAGTACCTCGCACGACTCAAGACCCAGGACACGTCGATCAACTGGGCCTCGCTCACGGGGAAGCCTCGGATCGATCAGCCTCGCCGAGTGCCTGGGCTCCAGGTGGCCGACCTGTGTGCGGGCTGCCTGTGGAGCGCGCTCAAGCCCGACCGGTTCGGGAACTATGAGCAGGCGTACCTGCGCGAGATCTACCAGTTGCTCTACATGCGCCGCGGTAAGAAGATCCAGTCCTACGGCATGAACATCGTCGGCGAGAAGAACTGCATGTCGATCTACCCGTGGTGGCCGAAGTTCGAGCTGGCCTGCTCGAAGCTCTAGATCGACAGCAGGACCGGGCCGGCAACTGCCGCCACAATGCGGGTGTCAGGGCTTCCCCCGACTGACGGGTCCCAGCCCTGCTGTCGATCTAGGTCTGCGAGTTGCATCATAACCATGGCCCAGGGACCGGACGGAATCACGCAAAGAGCGGGCAAATGTCAGTCCGCTGGCCGCCACCATAAACCAGTGGGAACGACGAAGCGCCCCCATGCCTTTCGACCTAAGGGCGCTCGTAGCCTGCTCATTCAGTTCTCGCCCCGCCGAACGTCTAGGTCGTCTTGAGGTAGACGATCACCACCGCCCCGAAGTGCCCCTCCCGGGTCTCCACACGTGCTGTTTCCACCGGGAGTTCATGTCCTCCGGGGAGGTGGATGAGGACCTGGGCGTCTCCGGGGGCGGTGGTCTGGATGTGCTCGGTGAGCCGGCGGACGTTCACGCGTGCGCGAGGTTGCGACGCCGACGACGCCAGGCGAGGACGATGCGACGACGCAGCTTCGGCGGCTTGTCACCGGCGGGCACAATCAGCGGCTGCCATGCCTCCAGCCAGTAGCCGCGGTCCCCGTGTCGCTCGCGCATGATGGCCCGCCCGCGTTGCAACTGGTGCCAGTCCCAGCAGGGGCCGTAGCCCTCAACATCGACGTGCTCGACGCGACCGCTCAGAAAGCGGTAGTAGAGCCGCCACACGTCCATCAACGCACCTCACGGAACGGCCCGAGGCAGCACCCGGCCGCGCGCATGATCCAGAGCACGCGCTTGCCGCACACCGGGCAGGACGGACGATCGATCGTCATGTCAGCGGCGCATGGCCAGCGGCGGCACGATCCCCACCGAGGCGGCCAACGCGAGCGCGGCGACGACCAGGCCGCGCACGGTCGGGTCGATGTCGCCGATTGTGTTGACGACGTAGGCGCCGGCCGTGGCCACGCCCGTGAGCAAGAACGACAGCTGCGGGCTGAGCGTCGGCCACTCGCCGGGCTTCGGAGGAATGATGCCGACCGACGCGAGCAGTGCGGTCAAGGCGGCGATGCCGCCTCGGAGCTCTTCGGAGACGTGGAGCTCTCCGGCGACGAGGTAGCCGAGACCGGCGACGAGGAGCCCGAGTAGCAGTCGGGCGGTGGGGGAGAACTCGATCATGTGGGGGCCTCCTAGGCCGTGGGGATGGGGCAGGAGCGCAGGGCGCGCCTGCTGCGGTCGGCGATCTGCCGGTAGCCGCCAGGGGTGGGGTGGACGTGGTCGCGCATCGGGACGTCGGCGTCGACGAGTCGTAGTCGCCGGTTGCGGCGACGTTCGGTGCGAAGGACCCGGTTGAACTCGGGATGCGATGGAATCGTCAGCCACACGACGCACTCGCGGCCGGTGAGGATCTCGCGGACGTTCTGGCGGAAGTGGTGTGCGTGCCTTGGGTCGTCGTTGACGCCGAGGCTGACGACGATGCGGGTGTGTGAGTCAGAGCGGATCGCCCGTGCTCCGGCGGTGGAGTCTTGGCCGACTTTGGCGACCTGGGCGGCTGGGTGTGTGTGCTGGGCGAGGCCGACGGCGATGCTGTCGCCCGTTAGTAGCCACGCCATGGTCAGGTCTTGAGGTAGAGCGCGCGTTCTGCGCGGCGGCGGCGGGTGAGTCCGGGCAGCGTTCGGCCTCCGGCTTTGTCGTAGACGAGGAAGGCATCGGCGATCGTCCGGTGGTTCTTGGAGCGCAGCGCGGCGCCCATCGTCTTGCCGGGCGTGAGGATCCCGGGGCCGAGGTTGTAGACCAGCGACGCGAGCGCGTCGGCCTGACGCTGCGTGAGGTCCAGGCCGATCGCCTTCGCGAGCTCCAGAACGGGCGCGAGGTAGTCGTGGTTCAACCGGCGGCGAAGACGAGCGAGCGCGTAGGCGCGCGTCCACGGCTTCGCGGTCAGCTCCTGCGTCTCGCCGAACCCTTGTGTGAGGATGCCAACCGGGTCCCGGTAGGCCATGGGCCGGAAGCCTTCGAAGGCGGCGACGAACGCGACCCCGGCGTTGCTCATCGACGAGAAACCTGCATGGCGGGTGAGGACCCGGTCGGCATCGACGACCTGCTGGTCGCGCAGCGCAAGTCGGGCACGCGCCTCCCGGAGCATGGCCTTGCCGTGAGCGGATCCGGCTCGGCGGCCCCAGTAGACGACCGAGCGGCGTGCGCGGTCACGGAGCTTGATCCGCTCGGCACGACGGTCACGCCAGCGAGACAGGACGCTCATCGCCCGGCCTTGCGCTGGCGCTCGATGTGCCGCGAGAGCCTGAGCAGGTCCCTGCGGCTGATCTGCGTGTGCCACGGCTCATCGGCGATCGGGCGCACGGCGCTTCGGCAGCCCCTGTGCTGGAGGAACTTGACGAGCGCCTGCGCACCGTCGGCGTCCACGGCGTGGTTGCACAACCCGTAGTTGATGTGCGGCGCGCCCGGCGTCGGCCACGCCGCACCGGTCGGGTTGCGCGGCGTCCAGAGGCCGTGCTTCTTCACGCGAGCTCGCTGGAGGGCGATGGTGCGGCGGCCGTCGTTGACATGGAACTCCACGCCCATCCTGCGGGCATGGGTGAGCACGACATGCCACGGCTTGGAGACGGGCCGTCCGTCGATCTTGTACGTCATGAAGCCTCCTGGCAGGGACCGGGTGGGCGAGATAGGTGTCTGCCGGCCTCGCGGTCGCCCCTGAGGGGCCCCGGCCGGGGTGGGGTGGGGGGCCCGCGACAGCGGGCCGGCAGCTTTAGGGCGCTAGGGTCGGCTCATGCGCGAACTACGTGACGCCTACGGACCGATGACGATCACCGAGCACACGATGCTGTTCGGGCAGATCCAGGGCAACGCCCAAGTCGTCACTGGCGTTCGACTCATCGCGCACGGCCAGATCGTAGGCAACCTGGTGATCATGCCCGGGGGTGTTGCGGAGGTCTACGGCATGATCATCGGCGATGTCATCAACGGCGGCGACGTGTCGATCTATGGGACCGTCACAGGGCGAATCCTGGACGAAGCGGGCACCGCGATCGTCGCGTCGACCGCGCGAATCGGCTGACGCCCTAAGGGCAGGACGTCGGGATCGTCGCCTTGGCGATCTTCAACTGCTCAGGCGGATACACCCTGCGGCGCTCAGCGTCCTTGACGGCGTAGGGGCCGAGCTGTTTGGTGCGCTCACAGGAGGCGCGGGCGGCCTGTGCGGCCTGGTGCTGATCGATGGCATAGACGACCAGCGCGATGGTCATCACCGCGCTGAGACCCACCAGCCAGAGGCCGGTGACGAACTGTCCCCAGCGCCCCCACCACTCTCGTAGCGCGCAGAGACGTGGGTGGCGGCCGTCGCCGGAACGACGAAGCGGGCACGGCGGGTTCATGGCTTGGTCCTCTCGATCAGGTAGGCGCTCAACGCCAGACCGACGCAGGCCGCCAGCCCGGTGATCATGTAGACGGCGGTGAACGCGGCGGCGAGGACCAGCATGAGGCGGGTCATCGTCGCGTCCACCACTGCACGAGTCGCTCCAGGCCTAGGGCGCCGGTGATGAACGCCACGCCGGTGCCGACGACGATCGGCCTCGGCTCCTCGCGTGCGTAGAACTCGGTGAGGACGACGGCGAGGCCGATCGCTTGCACGAGCCTGAAGAACCACACCTGCCACGGGTCCTGCGACGGCGCGCTCTGCCGGCGTCGCCGGGGGGTCTGGTCGGTCACGCACGTGCTCCTCCCGCTGCTGGACCATCGAGCAACGCACTAGCGATCAAAATGGGTGGCTGGTTGGATCATGGGGGCTGGACACTCCATGTCGGAAGGGGCTTAGGACGGGCGGAAAGCGTTGGCTTCGGCGGTCTCTCTCGTCGTCGCGCAGGTGAAGCCGTCGTACCAAGCGGTCGCGTCGCCGGCGTTCGCCGGGTCGCGGTAGGTGCCCAGCCGCACGTGGGAGATCGGCACCGTGTCCCAGTCGGGAAGGTCGAGATTGCCGCCGCTGACAACATCCGGGTCGGTCATGGTCGTAAACGGCGTCTCGGCCATGATCTGCTGGAGGCCTTGACCGTCGGCGATGTCGACCCACCACTCGAGTCGCCCGATGGCAGGGTTGCGGTGAAACTTGATGCGCAGCAGCGACCTGACCCACTGGTCGGTGGGGATGTTCACCGCAGCTCGTTCTACGGTGGCTCCGGTGTCCGGGTCGGTGTTGTCGGAGCACATCAGGCGATACCGCGTCGCGCCGACCAGCGGAGCACTACGGGCCACCTGCATCGACACGGCCGGCACGCCGCCGACGCCGCCGATCTGCTTCCACTGGTTGCAGATCACAAACCCGCCACCGATAGGCGTCGTCGACGGCAAGTAGTAGGACCAGGCAAACCATCGCTCGTCACCTTCGTAGTGCAAGCGTGACCGCGCGCGGTCGTAAGGGTTTGCCATGCAGACCTCGGCCCGCTCGCCGGAGGTGGGGTTCGTGATCGGGTCCTGCGTGTTGTAGTTGTCCCGGGAGACGTAGATGTCGCCGTCGTCGCCGTCGATGACGTCGACGCGCAGCGAGTAGAACCCGGCACCACGAGGAGAGAATGGGTCACGGGTGAAGCGGAGGTGGCTGGCGGCTGCATGGTTGCCCCATTCCTCCGGCCACGGAAGCGAGCCGTCGGCCGCCCACTCGCCTGGCCCTAGCATCATCTGCCCGCTGCGGCTCGCGCGCCGTTCCAGCTCGCTGACCCGTCTCATCAGCGTCTGCATCTGGTCGCGCAGGTCTGGTGGGGTGAGGTGGCCTTTCATCAGGCCTCCTGGCCGTCGAAGGTCAGCGCGTGCGCGGCCTCGTGGCCGTCCTGATCGAGCGTGATCTCAATGCTGTTCGGTCGGACCTGCGCTTCGATGTTCAGCACCGATGAGCGGAAGGTGACGGTGTCGCCGATCCAGTAGTCGCCCGACGAGGCGTACATGCCCGGCTGCGGAGCAAGGTCGGGGTGAGGGGTGAACTGGATGACCTCGATCGGCACCGGCCGAATCAGCGCCTGAGCCTTGGCGTCCAAGGTCGCCTGGTCGGTCGTGCCGTCCGAGGCCGAGACGATGAGCCCGCGTACGCGGTACCGACCTTGGGAGGTGAGATCCTCGGCTCGGCCGTAGAGCCCGTTCTCTCCGAGCACCTTGACGCGGTTGACCGGCCGGTACTGAAAGCTGGACGCGCTGGTGACGTTGCCGACGGTGCCGGGCCCGTGCTCGAAGATCGCCTGCGGCCGCACGGTGCCCTGATCGGCGACGACGTTGAACGCGGCCATGACCTGGCCCTCGTCGACGTAGGTCAGGTACACGTCGGGGCCGTCTATCACCGCCGTCATCTGCGTGACGAGGTCGAGAAGCTGCTGGTCCTGATAGGAGCGGTCGCGGGCGACGGTGGCCTCGATCACGCCCTGGCGTAGCCCGGTCGCCTCGTCGGCGTTGGCCGCGGCGATGAGATTCCAGAGGATCTGGCCCTGGTCGATTCCGGCGAACTCGATCGTGTCGGTGAACCGCTCGCTCAGGTCGAGCGGATCGCGAAAGCTGACCTTTGCTGTTGAGCTCTCGGCGCCGTCGTCGATCCGTGTCGGCGCCCACTCGCCCCGAAACCACAACTCATCGTTGCGTCGGGCGTCGAGACGCGGAAGCCCGTCGGATAGCGCGGCACGGGTGAGCTCGACTTCGGGGTCGGTGGCCTGGGTGGTCAGCTCGACATCGGCCGGCCGGTTGCGCTCCCACTTCAACCGGGTCGACGAGGCGCGGGCTTCGCCGATGACGACGTCGGCATGGTCCTTGAGCGGCAACGTCCAGGCAGGGGGCAAGGCGGCTCCTTCCGATGCAGCCCACAGCGACCGCCGTGGGGCGTAGCGTTTGAACCGCTATGTGTTTCTGGATGCGCTCGACGGCGCTTAGTGCGGTCGCCCTTGCGGTGCTTCTCGCGACAATCAGCACCTCCAGCGCCTACGCCGCCGCGCCGGAGCGGAACCTTGAGCGGTCGCTGCCGATCGCACGTGCCGCCTGGCCGACCAGCCAGTGCATGGGGCGGGAGGCGATCCTCATTACCAACCACGGCGTTCCGCTCAATGCGGACGGCGTCGCGACGATGGACGGAAGCTGTGCCGTGCGCATCCGGCCGCTCAAGGACCCCTACACCTTCTGCACCGCGCTCGTACACGAGCTGGGGCACCTGGCCGAGACGATCTCCGACGCCGGTACGATCACGCTGCCCGACGGCCGCATCGCAGACGCCAGCGGCCATATGCGAAACGGGGTCATGAGCCCGACCGGCCCCTACTACAAACCGTGCGAGGCCGTTGGGCCGCCGATAACGGCACGCGCCGCCGCCGCATCGGCGTTCGACCTTCCGGCCTCGGCCTGCCGGTTTATCGTCAGCAAGCCCCAGCGCCGCCGGATCTACCTGTGCGGCAAGCACCACCGCGTCGCAGTGGTGCTCGATCGCGACGGGCAGGTCGACCGGGTCGAGGACTACGAGCCCTAGCCGCTATCGGCTGAGGAAGCTGATCCCCAGGGACAGATTGGAGTACGTCGGCGACGAGGATCCGTTGCGTCCCAAGCGGAGTCGCACAACATCGTTTACGGCGAGCCTGTACGTGACAGCGATCGGTAGGCCAACGTCGTTGGATAGCCCGGTGTCATTGGGTTGCTCACCGTTGCGCGCATGGAAGATTTCAGCAGCGCTGCGCAGAACTTGGATCTCGGCAGAGAAGTCACCGGTTGAGGAGCCGAAACTGACATCAACCGTTGCGTCCAGCAGGTAGAGGCCGGCCGTCTTGCAAACGAGATCGGTGCTCGACGCGGCGAAGATCGCGTCGTTGTCGAAGACTTCCGTGTCGAACGTGACGACCGTTGGGAAGGTGGCGATGCCTCCGTGGGTCACGCTGCTGATCGTTGTCGTTCGTCTTGCGCGCGCCTGAGGGATGGCCGCGAGCTTGGCGGCCGTCACCGCGTTGTCGGCGAGGCCTGCCGTGTCGATCGGTGGCTGGGCGGACACCCGACGGTCGTCAACCTGGGCGGTCGTGATCACCGTGTCGGCCGCGGGTACGTTGACCAGCGCCAGTAAGAACTGGTTGCTGAACAGCGTTGGGGTGCCGTGGGCGCCCGGAGCGTCGGCCAGCACGGCGCCCGATGTTGGGGTGCCGGTGAGTACGCGGACCCGGGCCTTGTTCAGGCCGCTGCTGTCGTGGTCGTCGTCGAGGGCGTCGAGGACGACGAGGTCATTGCGGGGCAGTGTCGCGTGCGCCGCAGCGATGTCGAGGGTGATGTTGCCCGAGTGTGGAGCGATCGTGTAGAGGCCCTGGAAAGGGACGCTGTCGACCTGGACGTTGACCATGCCGGCATCAGCGTCGACGAGTACGGTCATGCCCGTGCCTGCGGCCGACACCTTGTAGGCGTCCTCGTGTACGACCCCCTCACGTGCGCCTGCGGCGACGAGCATCCGCCGCCGGTCGATAGCCCCATAGCCGGGGGAGATGCCGGGGCCTTCCTGAAGAAAGCTCAGGCCTTGCCCGAGTGAGGGGACGATGTCAACGGAGGAAGCCAAGGGGTGCTCCTAGCAGTGGGCGTTGCGGGTGAAGATGTCGAGACGGGCCGTCGTGTCGAACACGGGGGCGAGCAGACGAAACGGCCACGACCCGGGCGGAATGTCTGACCAGCGCTCCGCCGAACTGGCGGCGTAGTCGATGTACTCCGGATGCAGCGCGATGCCGTTGAGCAGCACGCTGGCCGTCGCGACGTCGATGTCGACGTAGTCGGTGGTGCCGAGCTCGACGTTGCAGACGATCTCGATGCCCAGCGCGTCGCATCGGATCCGAGGGTCGGCGCATCCGCCGCGGATCCGATAGGTCGGCGGGGTCGGGGCGGTACCTCCGACCACCACCGTGAGATCACCACCCGACGAACTGGTGAACGTGTCGGGGAAGCGGTCGGGGAACGTGTCGCCGCCTGCGTCGGCTGACAGTTCGTTGCCGACCACCGTCGACAGGGTCTGACCGAAGGCGCGGTAGTCCTTGCTCTCGAACTGCGCCTGATAGCGCAGGACGCGCGGCTCCTCGGGCTTTGGGTCGGGGCCGTCGATCTGCACGAGCTTGACCTCGGCCTGCAACTCGACCCCCGTCGTGCCTTGCCGCCAGCGCAGCGTCCTGTAGGTGTCCAGGCAGGCGGTCAGCGCCGGGCTGATCTGCGCCCACTGCGCCCACGCCAGTTCCTCGGTGGTGCCGCGAACGTAGCCGCCCAGCGCGGGGAGCTTGCCCTCTGCGTAGCGGCTGCTGTCGATGCTGCCGTGGCCGTAGGGGCGGGGTCTCGTGTTGCGCCGTGACTTCACCCCGCCGGCCAGCCCGGGGGCGTCGTTGATCTTGCGGTTGGGCTGGTCGGCGCCGTGCAACGTGACCGGGACGCCGTCGCGGCCTTCGAGCGTGATGTAGGAGAACATTTAGCGCGCGATCTCCCAGCCGACTGCGCGGGCGAGTACGACCGCGTCGCGCTCGTCGCGCATGGACACCGGGCCGTAGAAGTTGACCTGCGGCGCTGCGTCGGAGCGACCGCGCCCGTTGGTGCTCACGACCTCTTCGCCACCGTGGGCGATGATTGCCGTCGGCGCACCCAGCGGCCCCGGGACGATGCCGCCCTGCGCAAACGAGCCGCCGAACGGCAGACCGCCGAACACGCCGCCCTTCGCGAGGGCGCGAACGCCTTCGTGAATGTGATCGGGGACGCCGCCCGGGTAATCGCCGACGGTGCCGAGCAGGTCGCCGTGGCGGACGTGCTGGCCGGGGTGGACGGACCGGGAGCCGAAGTGCGTCAGGAAGTAGGAGGCCTTCGCGCCGTCCAGGTACATGGACCAGCCAAACGGACCACCCGCTCCTGCGTACGCGCCCTCGGACGGGCTGTGACCGCTAAAGCGGCTGACAACACCGTCGACGGGCGACAGCACTCCGGTCCCCGGTGAAGCGAACACGTCGATGGCCGGGTAGCCCGCCAGACCCGCGGTGTCGTGGGTTCGGGTGAACGTCGCAGGAAGCTGAAGCCGGCCGTTTGACATCGGGACCGCCCCTCCGCCCCCGCCGCCTAGGCCCGGGATCAGGCCGGCGACCTTGTCCTTGATCCAGTCACCGACGTGATCAAGGACGTAACGACCGGTTCCCTTCAGCCAGTCGGGGAGATCGCCGACGCCGGGCAGCATGTCGATGATCGCGCCGGGGCCCTTGGCGATCAGGCCAGCGGCGCCGGAGACCGCGCCGCTGACGGCACCGGCAGCACCCGAGAGCGCACCGCCGACAGCGTCGAGGACACCGCCGCCTCTCTTCCCACCAAAGCCGACATCGACTAGGCCGCCGCCGCCGAAGCCGAGCGCCTTCGCGACGGCGTATGTCATGTCCACCGCACGGATGTGACTGCCGATGCCAGGTCCCCCGGCGCCGACATCGACTTTCGGAACGTCCTTGGCCGTGCGATCGCCGTAGGTGATGCTGACCTTCGTGCCCATCGGCAAACCTCCGAGCGCCGAGAAGTTCAACGAGTCAGGCGGGTTGGACAGTTCCGCAAAGCCCCACAGGGAGTCGTTGGCGATGGCGCCGGACGCGGTCTTGTGACCGAAGGCGGACGGGTCGTCGTGCCCGCCGAAGTAGGAGGCGGCGTAGGTGCCACCCTTCGCCAGGCCGATCGCCTTGCCGGCCGCCTGATGAAGTGCGAGCGCCCGGGACCGGTAGGCGGGGTTGGTCGGGATGACCCACTCCGGGTGGGCGGGTGCCTCCTCGCCCATGAGCACGATCGGCTTGTTGACGTAGCCGCCCGACGTGATCCCGCCTCGCGCGAACGCCTCGGTGCCCTTGCCCGCACCACCGAACTGGCCGCCCTGCGCAAGTTTCCCGATCACCTTGTCGATCGCATCTTTGCCTTTGTCTGCGATGTCGCCGACGCCGGGGATCTTGCCGACGATGTTCAGGATGTCCTTGGCGAAGTTGCCGATCGACTTCAGACCGGCCTTGAGGCCGGAGATGACCCATCCGACGACGGTCTTGCCGAGTCCGACGAAGCCGTGCGTCTCGTCGCCCTTGACGGCTTCCAGCACCGTCTTGAGTTGACCGAGTAGCCACGATCCGATACCCGAGACGGCCGAGAGGCCCTTATCGGAGACGAACGTCACGCCGTCGATGACCCAGCCGATGACGTCCTTGCCGCGGTTGACGAAGTTGCCGGCGACCGAATCGATCGAGCCCTTGACCTGACCCAGCAGCCACGAGCCGACCGCACCGAGCGCATCGCTCGCCGTCTTGATGCCGCCGACGACCTTGGCCAGCGCCCAGCCACCGAGACCGGTGAGATCCTCGGCCGTGGCATGCACGAGTTCGACGATGCGGTTCTTTAGCCAGCCGCCTGCCGTGCCGAGCAGGCTGGTCACGGTCTTGAAGCCAGCGATGATCTGGTCGACCGTCCAGCTACCGGCGCCCTTGAGTGCCTCGGGTGCGGCCTTGAGCGCGTCGACTATCCGGCCGGGCAGAGCCTTGAAGAACCCGACGATCTCGTCGCCGTATTTGACGATCGCGTAGACCGCCAGCCCGATCGGGCCCGTGAGGATCGCCAGCAGCAGCGGCCAGTGGTCCTTGATCCACGAGAACGTGTCGTCGACGCCCTTGTGGAACCAGTCGACCTTCTCGTAGGCCAGCACGAACCCCGCCGCGAGGAGTACGAGGCCAGCCACGATCAACACGATTGGGTTGGCGGACATCGCAGCGTTAGCGAGCCACTGGGCGGCGGTGTAGGCCTTCAGGGCGACCTCGACTGCGGTCGCGGCGACCTTGTAGCCAACAAACGCGTAGGTGAGCGCTTCCGCGTGGGGGCCGGCGAGCTTCAGCGCGGTGCTCATCGGCCCGAACCCGATCGTCGCCGTTGCCTTGCCGACCCCTTCGAGTACGGGGACAAGGTTGGCGATCAGCTCTTTGGATCGCTCGAAGAACTCCGTGAGCGACGACTGACCCCTGGTGCTATTGGCCCATTCGTCGAAGCGGCCTGCGGCCTTGTCGATCGAGACGAGCATGTCGTCGCCCGAGTCCTTGCTGGCCTTGCCGACACCGAACAGGCCGTGCGCGACATGGCCGGTGATCGACCCGATCCGTTCCAGCACGTCACGGGTGCGCTCGAAGAAGTCGGCGAGCTTGCCGCTCTCGCGTCCGGCCTTGGCAGACTCGTCGGCGTTCTTGGCCCAGCCGTCTGCGGTGCCGGCCAGCCAGGACGTGAGCGGGCCCGCTTCAACGATGAGGTGGCGGACGGCGCTGACGACGTGCAAGGCGGCGTCGCCGAGCGTGCCGATGATCTTCGCGTTGCGGCCACCGACCGTCTCGATGTCCTTGCCGAAGGCGGCGGAGCCGACGAGTTCGCCGGCCTTGCGGGCGAGATCTCCGAGCGCCGTGCTGGTCAGGCTCACGACCTTCTTGACCGGCTCGAAGTTCTTTACTGCTGCGGTCAGGCCTTCGCCCGCCCCGGGGAAGAAGCCTTCGGCAGCCGTGGTGCGCAGCTCGTCGAGCTTAGGCTTGAGGGAGATCAGTTGACGGACGAACGCCTGCGCTGGTGCGGGCAGCTTGTTCATCGCCTCGTTGAGCTTCCCGGCGCCGGCGGCGGCTTTGACGGCGGACTCAGCGGCGTTGGCCTGGGCGTCGCCGACGGCCTGCTCGGCTCGGTCGACGGCGATGATCGCGTTACGAAGCTGGATCCGGGCGTTGGCTTCTTGCTCGATCGCGGTCTTGACGGCCTTGCTGGCAGCGACGACCTGCTCTGCCCCGTCGACACCGGCCAGCTGGGCCTTGGCGAAGTCCTTCTCGAGGCGCACGCGATCGCGTGTAGACGTCGCGAGACCGTTCTGGGCGCCCTGGACGGCCAGCAGCGCCTTGGAGAGTTCCTCGGCCGAGGCAGGGGCGTTGAGCTTGTCCAGCGCGGCCTGTGCTTCGGCCTGGCCGGCCGTGGCACCCGTGACCTGGTCCTGGGCCTGCTGGACTGCGAGCAAGGCCTTGGCCTTGTCGGTGTCGGTCGGGCCGGCGTTGAGCTTGTCCAGCGCCTGCTGGGTGGTGGCGACGCCGTTGGTGGCGCTCGCAACCCGGTCTTGTGCCTGCTCGACGGCCAGGAGCGCCTTGGCCTTCTCGCTGTCGCCGGGTCCGGCCTGCAGCTTGTCCAGGGCGCCTTGGGCGTCGCCGACACGGAAGTTCGCTGCCGCGACCTGATCCTGGGCGTTGGCCAGAGCCAATGCGGCCTTGGCCTTCTGGGCGTCGGTCGCACTCGATGCGTTGAGGATGTCGTTGGCGTTCTTCTGCGCGTCGGCAAGATCCATCACCGCCTGCTGCTGGGCGTGCTGAGCCTGGGACAGCGACAGTTGTGCCTTGCCGGCATCCTCGGCGGTCGGACCGGCGATCAGCAGGTCATAGGCCTTCTTGGCGTCGGTGAGCGCGAGCTGCGCAGCCTGTTGGCCGTGCAGGGCTTCGGTGACCGACTGCGTGGTCTCCAGCAGCTTCTGGGCGCCTGGACCGGCGATGAGGTCGTCGTAGGTGCGCTGGGCGTCGCCGAGCGCCAGCACGGCACCCTGCTGGCTATGAAGTGCTGCGGTGACCGCGTTGGCCGCAGCGGCGACCTTCCCGGAATCGGCACCGTCGATCAGGTCGGCAAGGGCCTTCTTGGCGTCGCCGAGCGCCAGCGTCGCGTCCGCTTCTGCGATCCGGGCGGCCTCCAGGCCGGAGGCCATGTCAACCAGGCCACGGGCTGCGTCGGTGCGTGCTTGGGTCAGTCCGACCTGGGCGGCCTTGGACTGTTCCTCTGCGGCGGTGAGTGCTTGGGTGGCGGTGCGGACCTGGTCGTGGGCGGTGCGGACCCCGTCCATCGCTGACTGGATCGCCCTCGCGGCCGACCGCTGCTGCTGGGCGGATTGCCCGGCTGCGGCACCCGTGGCGGCGTGCTGGCTGGTCTGCTCTTTGAGGGCGTCGCCGATGCCCATCGTCGCGAGCTTGAACACGCCGAAGCCCTGAGCTGCGGCCGAGAGGCCGACGGCCGCAGCCGCACCCAGTCCGGCCAACGGTCCGAGGGCGGCAGCGAGCGCGACCACGACACCGACGAGCGCGACCACGACCGGGATCGCGACCAGGGCTGTGAGCCCGAACGCCGAAATGCCACCACCACCCGCTGAGAGCGCACCGAGCATGGCGCCGATCCCGCCGCCTGCGCCGCCTCCGGCACTGCCGAGCGTGGCGAGGTCGCGGGCGGTGCGACGGCTGATCCCGCCCGTGCGCTCCAGTTCGTCCTGGGCCTTGCGGATCGTGTTGTTGGTGCGGGTGAGATCGCGGTCCAGGCCGCCGACACCACGACTCCCGAGGTTGACGAGGTCGCCCATCGTCGATCGGGACACGCTGCCGGCCCGGTCCATCTCTGCGCGGGCCTTCTGGACACTCAGTGAGGCCTCCGAGAACCCCGATGATGCCGTGACGGCTCGCTGGCCGGTCTTGGCTACCTCGTCACCAAGGCCGCGAGTGACCGTGGTTGCCTTGGCCACATCGTCTTGCAGCGCACGCGTCTTTGAGGCTGCGGTGTCGACGTCGCGGCCCATTGATGTCGCAGATCCAGCGACACCCTTCTGCGCGGCATCAAGGGTGGCCAGACCGGCCGTGGCCTTGGTGAGCCCGTCGACCTGGACCAGGACGCGGAGGATCGATGCATAGTCCATGCGATCCCGCCTCCTCCGCTAGTCCTTCTGGGCCTCCGCGCGTTCTTCATCGCGGACCTGTTCCAGCACAAGACGCCGTTCGAACTCGGCGGCCGACATGCGGTCGCCGAGTTCTGCGGCGGTCATCCCGAGACGCTCGCTCAGGTTGTAGATGAACCTGAGGCGAACGTCTGCGTTACTCGGTGTCGGTCCCGTCCCGCCCGCTCTCCTGAAACGCCTCGGCGGCCTCCTCCATCTCCTTGCGGTTGATGCCGGAGATGCGGTCCAGTGCGCGGATCACGCGAGCGAAGCCGGGACCGCTCTTGTGCTGGAGCTGGTTGACCTCAGGTGCGCTGAACTGCGGTGCGATGACCCCGTAGAGGAACTGGGTCTTGGCCAGCGCTTCGGCGAACGTCTCCCGAAGGCCTCCGGCCTTGCGGTCGGCGGAGCTCTGGACGACCTTGGCCTGCTCGGCGGCGGTCAGCGATCGGATCTTGACCGAGCATCCCCACTCGGGGACAGCGATGACCTCCTCGACGAGATCGGAGGGGGCGGCGAGGATGGACTCGACGGTGCCGATCGGCAGCGACGGGCTGAGCCCGGAGGGCGTCTCGCGCAGGCGGTCGCGTGCGTCGTCGATGGCGGCGGGGTCGGGCTGGCCGGCAGGGGCGCCGGCCTGAACGTCGGGGTGCGTGGTCTCGTTCATGATGTGCTTGGTCCTTGTGCTTGGAGGTGGAGAGGGGTCAGGAGGTGGCGCGGACGATGCCGCTGTCGCCGGAGTTCTTGACGCTGATCGAGACCTTGGAGGCCTCACCGACCGAGCCGTCCAGCGGCGTGTACTCCGGCAGCACGCCCGTCATCCGGTACTCGGGGTTGGTGGCCGAAACCGCCGCCGAGGAGGCGCGGACGATCACCGGGAACTCGGTTCCGGCGGTGTGCAGGGGCCACAGCGTGGCGTCGACCGATCCGGCGTCGAAGTCCTGGAAGAGCTCGACGGCGATGGAGCCGTCGCCGAGGCCGAGGCCCTTCTGCTTGGAGGAGGCGCCGAACGCGGTCAGGTCCACCTCATCCTTGGACGAGCTGACGGTGACCTTGTTGGAGCGGTTGGAGAGAACGACGCTGTTGATCGAGATGTAGGCGTCGAGAAGGATCTTCTTGGCCATGAGGGCTTACTCCTTGGGGGAGGGGGTGGAGGACTTCTTGCTTGCCCGAGACGAGGTCTCGGACTCCTGAGCGGGCACGTCGTCGCCGGGCGGATCGCTGTCGACGGCTGGCAGCGGCGGGTCGCCGGGTTCCGCGTCGTGGTCAAGCGCGGGATCGGTGCGGTCCTCCGGCTCGGCGCCGACGATCTCGATGGCGCCACCGGCGATCAGCGCCGCCTCCTGCGCGGGGTCGAGCTTCGCCGTGGACGTCTCGCCGTGCTGGTGGCCGAGCGTCTCCTGGGCGTGACCGGTGACCTTGTAGGTGCGCTCGACGGCCTTGGGCTCTTCGGGCACGAGCGCCGGGTTGTGGTCGCTCATCAGGGCTGGGTGACCTTGAGCGCGCCGACGGTCAGCGACGTCACACCCGAGTAGGTGACAGACGCCAGACCATCAGCCGGGTTGGCGAAGTACTCGGCCGGAAACGGGCCGATCAGCCGGGAGCCGCCAGCGGGGACCGACACCGCGACGTCGTCGACAGCCAGGCCGATGGCGTTGTTGCGCGGGGTGACGATGGTGACGGTGAGCGCGCCACCGGATCCGTTGTCTACCCGCAGGAAGGTGTTGCTGTCGGGGGTGAACTTGTCACCGCCTCCGGCTGCTGCGGTGAGTGCCGGGTTGAGCCCGGCGCGGACGATCGACTGCGTGGCGAGGGTCGCCATTCGGTCAGCTCCTTAGAGGACTTGGACGGTGAACGTGGCGCCGAGGACGCCATCGGGCGGAAAGATCTGGTAGCCGGAGGACTTGACGACCTGGACGTTGCTGACGAGGCCGTCGAGGGTCCGGTCGGCCTCCAGCCGCTGCTTGATCGAGGTGTCGTCGTCGGGGTCCAGGAGACGGTCGAGGGACTCGGCGACGGCCTCGCTCTCGGCAGAGCCAACGCGGACCCGGACCATGTACTGGGCCTTGTCGAAGCCCCGGTCGGTGGCGTAGTCGACAGGGGCCGGCGTCACGCGCACGTCGAGGCCGTCGAGCAGTGCGGCGAGCGCACGGCGCACGGCGGTAGGTGAAGCCATACGTGACCTCCCGTCGGTCTACGATGAGCAGATGGATCCGTTCACGACGAGCAACGCCGAGGTCTCCGTCGACGGCAAGAAGGTCGAGGTCGCCAGTGTCACGATTCGCGCACAAGCGCCGGAGGAAGACGCTCAAGCGAAGCGCGTGAGCGACGCGCTACTACACCTGGGGTGCCCTCAGTGCAAGATCGTCCCGCTCGGTGCCCCGCACATCTGCAACTACGGCGTGACGCCCCCGGTCGACGAGTTCGAACTGACCGTCGAGGGCGAGTTCCGCATCGTCGACTAGGAGGGGTCGGTGTCGATGCGGTAGATCGCGCCGACGTGGCTGTAGCGGTCCGGGCCGCTGGTCTCCGGGTAGTCGATGTCACTCGCCCGGCGGCAGTACAGAAGCACGGTGTCAGCAATCACGAGCGGCGCGTCATGCAGCAGCTCGTCCGCGCGATCCGCTGCCTGCTCTGCTGGTGAGGCTGAGCCGCCGACGCACACCGCTTTGACCATCCATCGCTCTCGCTGGAGATGGTCTTCGCGGCGGCTGCCGAAGGTCCAGTAGGGGTTCCCGGTCTGCTTGCTCAGGATGATGTAGGGGGACTTGGTGTTCGCCGGTGCGACCTGGTGGTAGATCGCTCCCGGTGTCCCGAGCAAGCCCTGCAGGGGGGCGTCGCTGTGGAGGCGCTCGTAGATCGCGGCGCGCAACGTGGCGGCCATGAGGGCCTCCTAGTCGAAGAGGTGTGCGACGGCCGCCTCGAACCCCGGGCGGGCATCCTCAGCAGCGGGAGCAAGAAACGGCTTGGCGCCGATCGTGTACTCCGTGGTGACGTCCAAGCCCTCAGACGTTTCGATCGCACGGGCGGGGTGGTGGGAGCCGTGCTCGACCATGATCCCGTACTCCGCACCGACGATCACCTCACCGGACAGGTCATCGGTCGGGGTCCACGCAACGCTGTTCAGCATGTTGCCGGTGTCGACCGACTGGTTGGAGACGATCCGCTCCTTCGCCCCGGCCTCGATCTCCAGGCCGGCCTTGGCGACGACCATCGGGGCCATGGTGTTGGCGTTGCGGATGATCTCCGGGATCCGGGAGGTGAGCACGACCTTCGAGCCCATCAGGCGACCGGCCGGACTTCGACGTGACGGGAGAGCTCCCATGCCCCGCCCGCACCGACGACGAGCGCTTGGTAGAAGATGGTGCCGATGAGGATCCGGTCGCCTTGCTGGACATCGGCACCGGCGCTGAAGGTGACGATGTGGGTGGTTGTGTCGTTCAGACGATCACCCGCCTTCCCGGTCCCGGAGGTGCCCGACCTAGCTGGCGTCAGCCGACACGGAACACCGGTCGCGACGTCGGGCCACGTGGTGCTCTGACCACCACCGCCATCGGACGCGTCCATAGCGCGCTGGATGGTGCAGGTGTCGGGAAGCATGGTCGCGAGATCAGCGCGCGCGGCTGCGATCTCCGCCGGGGTCACAGCGGCCATGCCGGACTTCGCCTAGTCCTCGTCGTCGGGGTCGTGCATGTTGACGGGCTCGCCGACCTCGGCGGTGAACTGGGCGATGGCGACTTGGCCGACGTCGCGGTTCTCGTCGGTGTTCTCGTGGCCGGGGTTGGCGTGTCCGGCGAGGTGGACGGTGAAGCGCTTGGATTCGTCGCCGAAGGCGCCGCTGCGCACCATCGCGGCGGCGGCGGTGCGCAGGGCCTCGAACTGGTCGAAGGCGTTGTCGGTCTCGTCGTTGGTCGGTTCGAAGGCGTCGATGTCGTCAGCGTCGACGTCGACCAGGGTTGCGGTCCAGCTCATGAGGTCAGGCTCCTTGGGTCTAGACGCCGATGACGACGTAGTCAAACGAGTAGGCGGTCGAGACCGCAGGGGCGACGCCGGCGCGCAGTGAGAAGCCGGTGGTGGCCTTCGTCACGAAGATCTGCCCTGCGTTCAGCAGGGCGGCCGAGACAGCGTCGTTGGGGAAGAGCATCACCTTCGGTGCGGCCGAGAACGCGCCGCCGAAGGTGACCGCGACCATCTGGCCTGCCACCACGGTCGACCCGGTGGTGAACGTGATCGTCCCGGCGGTGTCCTTGCCCACCGAGGAGGACACGACACCGCCCGTTCCGATCTGAGAGCCAACCGCAAACGAGGGGGCCGCCCCGCCCGTGATGATGTGGCCGAAGCGGTCGACCTTGAACAGGTCGCCGTAGGCCTGGTCGAACAGCCGCAGCATCTCGCGGGTGTCGCCTGCGATCGTCCGCATCCGCCACAGCGGGCCGACCCCGGTTTCGAGGCTGTCGACGGTCGGGGTGAAGGAGCCGTCGTTGACGCGCTCACGGAACGCGGTGGTGACCGGCGGCGTGCCGATGTGACCAACGGTGGTCCGGGAGGGCGTGACGCCGGAGTAGTAGAAGGTGTCGACGTCGATGCGGCAGTGACCACCGACGTAGGTGAGATCGGCCGACCCACCACCGCAGTTCTCCACGCGCCCTTCGAAGACGACGCCGTCGGCCGGCGCCCCGGAGTGACCGAACACAACACCTCGGGCGGTGGCGGTGTTCACGCCGCCGCTGTAGAGGTGCGCGCCACGGACCTGGACCTGGTCAACATCGATCCACAACTGGGCTGACGTGCCGCCTTCGATGATCGGGTCCTGCATCCGAACACCGGAGGAGGCGATGATGACGCCGTAGGTGCTGTAGCCGCCCCACGCGTGGAGCCGGCCGAACTGCGTGCCGTTGGCCCGGCCGCTGCTGTCGGGAACCCACAGCTGGCTTTGGGAGCCGCCGTTGAGCATGTTGTTCTGGAAGAGGAACCAGCGGTCGCCGACCTGCGTGTCGTGCGGGCCACGGAACTCCCAGCCCTCCCGGTCGCAGGAGTGGATGATGAAGCGGTCCATCGTGGCCGGCATCGAGTTCTCCATGCCCGTCGACACCGACTGCGTGGAGTGCTGGGTGAAGAGGCCACGGCTCTTGGCGTTGCGGATCACGGAGCCGTCCATGTCGAACGCGAAGCCGTAGAGGCTCACCAGCGCGTCGGCGATCAGCGAAGGCTGGTTGGCCTTGTTGCCGTCAAAGACGATGTCGCGGATGCCGAAGTCGTGCGGGACGCCGCCGGCGGTCGCGTTGTCGGTGAGCGTCAGCGCGTCGAAGTTCCGGGTCTTCCACAGCGGCACGCCGGAGTTGTCGGCAAGCTTGATCACCGTCCCGCGCCCGTGACCGGTAGGCACCGTGTAGGTGTCCTGGAAGATCGTCCCCGCCGAGACGATCACGCCTGGCGGGAGGACACCCTTGTGACCCGGTCCGGCGTCGCGTAGGGCGTTCTGGAAGTTCTGCAGCCGGGTGGCGTTGTCGGTGCCGTCGGCGCGGATGCCGTAGTCGCGGTAGCCGTCGACCACTGTGCCGCCGTTGCTTCCCACCGGGATGCGCAGGGGTACGTTCACGAGATGCCTCCCACATAGAGGTCAGACGGGGTGCCGCCTGGTCCGAGCACGACAGCGATCTGGTTGGGCCCGAGGTCGGTCGGGGCGACAGCAGCGACGCGGATATCAGCGGCCGAAATCCCGCCGGTAACGTAGATGTCGACGATCGCCCCGGTGACGATCTGGGCGTACACCGACCCGGGCGGCAGGTCGGATGGCACGGTGGACCCTGAGGTGACCGGCGTGCCCGAGGCCGGTGCCGACGATGACGGGGTCAGGTACAGGCCACCGTCCAGCGTCGCCCACAGCGATCCTGACGGCAGATCGACCGGCATGTTGCCGCTCTCAGAGACGATCGTGCCGCGCTCGAAGCCGCCGCGTCCCAATCCCGTTGCGGCAACCTGGGTGTTCGCAGCGTCGCTGTAGGCGATGACTGCAAGACCGTCGGCGGGGTCGGCGAAGAACGGGGCGGGGAACGGTCCGGCGAGCCGCTGGGCACCCGCCGGGATGGTCACGATGACGTCGTCGGTGGCCTCGTCGAGCACCTTGGCCTGGGCTTGCACGGTGACGGTGAGCGAGCTACCGCCGGTGTTCTTGAGGTGTAGGAGAACGTCGGCGCCAGGGGTGAACAGGTCCCCGCCCACCGAGGCGGTGGCGTAGGCGAGCCCTACGCCCGCAGGGGTGATCGGCTGCATAGCGAGCGTGGCCATCAATCGCCGCTTTCGGTCTGAGCTGGGCGGTCGTACTCCACGGTGGCGGGGCCGACGATCGCGTTGTCGGTGAGCGTGACCAGCAGGCGTGAGATGCGGTCGACGAGTTGCTCTTCCGCGTGGAGGCGCTCAGCTTCGACCTGCTCGAACGCGACCTGCGGGAGGTAAGGCTCGACGCGGTCCACCGTGGTGCGCCATGGGCGCGTGAGTGCGTGCAGCAGCTCGTGCGCCACGGTCACCTGCACCTCGGCGTCGTCACGGCTGAGGCACTCGTCGGTGAAGTGGATGCTGATCCGGGTGTAGTCCTCGTCGGTCTGCGAGGTCGCGAGGCAGTTCCCGTGGTGGTCGGGTGGCAGGGCGTCCATCAGGACGACGCGCCACTCCGGGATGAGTCGCTGGCGCCAGAGCTCGACGAAGACAGCAAGCTCGGTGCGGGTCATGGTGCCTCCGGTCCGACGTGGCTGGCGAGACGGTTGGTGACCATCGGGACCGAGCCCGGCATCCCTTGGTTCTTGAGCGTCTCGGCCAGCGTCGTGTAGCTCTCGGCCATGCGGCTGTAGTCGCGCTTGACCGTGTCGCCGCCGGAGCTGAGCGTGAGGGTTGCTCGGCGCGAGAATCGCGCCGCGAGCGCCTTGCAGCACTCGATCGCGGCAAGGCGGACGTCGGCGCCTGCGATCGTCAGGAAGGCGTCGAGCTCTTCGTCGTTGAAGAGCTGGTCGTTGACGTCGGTGTCGCTGATCTGGAGGCGGAGTAGGGCGCGGGGTTCGATGATCGCCACGGTCAAGCCTCCTTCGATGCTGTGGTGGTAATGCGATGACCGGCGAGCGCGAGCCGCATACCGGCGGCCGAGCGGTCGTCGGGCTCGTTGAGCGGCCATCCGGAGCGCTCGAAGGCCTGGAGGTACGCGGAGAGGAACGGCTGATCACCGCGGAGCGGTGGCTCAACCGACTCGGCATCCCACCAGCCCGTCGCATGCAGGACGCGGCTGGCCGCGTCGATGTCTTCGGCCAGGAGGCGCTTGAGCCCGTCTTGCTTATGGGTGCGGACTGCGGAGGGGCTGAGGCCGAGCGCGTGAGCGACCTCTGTGATCGAGCTGCCGGAGGCCAGGAACTTGATGACGAGGTACTGGCGACCGGTGAGGGGGCAGTCGTGGGGAACCTCCGCCGCTGCGTGCCCCTCCCGGGCTGGGAGGGGCACCACGGACTACGGCTTGAGGTAGCGGACGTACACCGTGAACCGGCCGGCGGTCAGCGCCTGCACGGCCACGGTGGCGGTGATCTGCCGACGTGCGGTCGTGGTGACCGGTGCCGTGGTCGCGGTCAGCGTGGCGCGCTTAGCACCTGCCGTTGACCACGGGGCACCGGAGATCACGGCGGCGGTCAACAGATCCGCCGCGGACTCGACACCGAGCGCGATCGTTGCGGTGTCGTTGGCCGAATCCCCCGGGGTGGTGACCCGAATGAGCGTGTCGATGATGACCGCGCCCTTCGGGATCCAGTCCCCGCTCAGCACGTGCGGGCCGACGCCGGCACCGTTCGCGGCGCTGTCGTAGCGGGCACGTGCCCATGCGACGCGGTCGGCTCTCATGGCGTCTCCTGAGCCGTGATCCACTCGTCGAGCCCATCGCGACGGACGCTCGAACCGTCGGGCAGCTCGAACCAGCCACCGCCCTTGGCGGTCACGCCATCAGGCAGCTCCTCGGTCTTCTCGTCGCCGTCGCCGCCGCTGGTGTCAGCCTCGTTGCGCTCGGCCTCCAGGGTGGCGATGCGCTCGCGCGCCGCCTCCAGCTCACGGCGCGTCTCGTCGCCGCCGGCGGTCTCGACCTCCGAGCCGGCGAGGCGCCAATCCGGGTCCTTGAAGAGCACCGTGTACAGCTCGGTGTCCTTGTAGGCGCCCATCCGCTGCTCGCCGTCGATATGCACGAACTCCTGGGTGTCCATGCTCATCACCCGGCCACGTGGCCCTGCACGAGGGTCTCGGGCTCCAGCACCTTGGCGCCGTAGACCTCCAGGCCCTTGATGCCGTCACCGAACTGGTTCTGGATCCGGTAGGCCTCGATCTTGGCGAGCTGGTTGGCGAACGTCGTCGCGTAGTTGCCCGCCCCGCCGATCATCTTGTGGTTGGCGACCGGGGAGCCACCCGACCCCGGGGAGGACGGGGTGCCGGTGGTGCGCAGGATGTCGAACCCTGCGACGCGGCCGATGGTGCCGTTGCGGACCACGGTGGCGTCACCGATGCCGGCGGCGCCCTCGGTGAACTTCGGGTCCTGCAGGAACTCGGCCTCCAGGTCGGTGCTGATCGCCAACCACAGCGAGTCCAGCGGCGCGTCCCGGGAGGCGAGCAGGCGCCGCATCTCCACCGTGAACTGGTAGGGCGTGTAGTCCCCGGTGCCGTCGGCCTTGATGACGACGGGGGAGACGTCGGTGCCGATCTGGTTGGTGGTCGCGGCGGTGGCCATCGTGGCGCCGAGGAACGCGTCGATCGTCTGAGCCATCTTGACCCCGGCGCGGGTGGAGAAGCCGTCGAGCAGCTTCGGCCGGGTCTGGGCGTCGTCGACGTCGTCGATCGCGACGTTGAAGTACTTGGTCTGGTCGACGATCAGCGCCTTGGTGGTGCCGTCCGGGCGCTCCGGGGCGTCCATGTCGGTGTTGACCACGTAGTTCTTGATCGTGGGGTCACCGAGCTTGTTGATGTGGACGGTGTCGCCCGCTTCGGCGATGTCGCCCTCCCAGTCGCGGTTGCAGACCTGCGGCTGGCCGTAGGTCAGGACGCGGTCGAGGTGGCGCTGAAGGCGCGCAGACCAGATTTCGGGCTTGAAGATGTCAATGGACAAGGCGTCCATCTCCTTTTGGCTGGTGGATTCGTGGGGGTGAACCCGTCCGGCCTCTTGGCCTGCGGGGGCGGTGCGCGCCTTGTCGCACCTGGGGGAGAAGAGGGGGTTGTGCGGCGGCGCCTTGGCCGCCGCACAGGTCAGCTTGTGTGCTGGTGCTCGACGAGCGTCAGCAGCCGATCGCGGACGGTGACCGCGTCGGTGAGATGCGCTGCCTGGGCCGATGAGGGCGGTTGCAGATCGCTCGCCTCTGCGACGAGCGCCGCGATCCAGTCGTTGGGCAGTACCAGCGACGGCGCCGGTAGCTCGGCCTCAGACGAGACGCGCTCCGGTGACAGCGGCGCCTCGGGCCGGTCGACCTCGATCATCCCGTCGGGAGCGCGCTGGTAGAACCAGACGTTGACCCCGAACGCTTGCCAGACCGGCTCGATCTTGACCTTCATCGCAGGGCGGCTTCGGGGATCTCGCCCGCCTCGAACATCCGATGCCACTCGTCGGGGTTCTCGCGCAGGAGCTTGCCGGACATCTCTGCGGTCATCGCACCCTTGCCGCGCTTGCGATCGGCGTTGCCGCCGGGGGGCTCAGGCTTCGGATCAGGTTCCGGGTCGGGCTCGGCGAGCTTGAACTCGGGGAAGTCCTTGAAGAACGCCTCCACGGCCTCGTCGGCCCCGGAGACGTCCTCGCCGTCGACGGTGATGTCGTCGCGCTCGACGAGCTTGACCGCACGCCGCAGCCGCTTGGGGTCGACGCCCTGCTCGAGCAACTCGTCACGGACCGCAGCGTCGACTCGCAGGGCGGTAGCGGTGCGGCGGGCGTTGTCGGCCTCGACGCGGGCATCGTCGCGCTCCTTGACGGTCTTCTCTTGCTCGGAGAGCTTGGCGTCCTCCATCTCCTTGACCTTGAGCTCGGCGGCCTTGGCGCGATCGACGGCGGCCTTCTCGGTGGCGCGTTGCTTCTCGATGGTGCGCCGGGCGCGCTCCTCATCCCACTTGACGGGATCGGGATCCGGGTCGGGCTCGGGCGGGGTCGGCTCGGGCGGTACCGGGGGCGTCGGCGCCGGGGTGGGCTCCGGTGGCGTCGGCGGGTCTTCGCCGCCCACGAGAAGCGGAAGCCAGCGGTCCAGGTGGGGGTAGTACCAGCCGTTGATGCCGTTACGGGCCTGCCGTAGGGCGCGGTGGTGGGTCATCTGCTCGACCTCCTTGGGTCGGGTAGAGGCCGACGGGCAGCTTGCCCGTGGCGGGTTGAAGATCTGCGACCGCCGTAGACTCAGCGCATGACCTCGAAGGTGTTCATGGCGTGCCTCAAGGCGGCGGCTTCGGCCGGTGACAGCGCCGAGCAGGCGATGGCTGCGCTACGTCGGGCAGCTAAGAGCTAGTCGCTGTGGCGGGGTGATGGTCGGCTACGCTGAGCCGATGAACGAGGTGGTCGAGTCCGTGGCGATCGGCGTCGAAAGGTCCGTCATCGTGCTGAAGGGGTCGCCGGGTCTGCGGCACGAGTTCGTCGACCCGCCCGCGGATCTGCTGCGTGCCGCGTACGACGTGGTCGGCGAGCTGTGCCCGACCGACCTACGCGACCGCCTGCTCACAGCCTGCCCCTACTAGGCGCCGATCGCTGGCGAGTGAGTTACGCTGAGCCGATGAAGTCAGGCGATCCCGGATGGCGCTTGCCGGTGGTCCCGGGCTCTGATGCGGAGCGCCTCGAAGAGCAGGGGACCGACCCGCGCCTGCTGCCCAACCACTGCTCGCGATGCGGTGACGTGGAGTGGGACAACTGCGACGACGTACCTTGCCCGCCGAGGATCCGCGCCGCGATCTTGTACGACTAGGCGGGGGTGAAGCCGTGGGCGCTGAAGTGCTCACGCACCGCATCCAACGCCCCGTACATCTGCCCGACCCGCACATCCTCATCAAGGCTGTAGGCCATAGCCGCTGACGATGGGCGGAGCCGTGTGGCGAGCCACGCGCAGCACGGCTCGCCGTCGATGCTTCCGGCGGCGAAGACCACAAACCAGCCTTGCGCGACGAGGGTCCGAACCTGCTCGTAGGGGATCGTGCCCGTGTCGTGGGTCACGCGAGCGCTTCAGCGAGGCTCGCGACCCGCACACCTGGCCCCCAGCGGTTGCTGCGGGTGGGCTTGACGAGGTCCTGCAAGGTGATGTCACCGTTGTTGTAGGCGTCGAGCTTGGAGCGGCCGAGCACTGCGAGCTTGTCGACCTCCGAAAGGGTGGCGAACACGCCCGGACCCGTCGTCGTGACCAGAGGGGTAGAGGACACGCCAGAGAAGCCGAGCTCGGCCCACGTCTTCATGCGCGGGATCCTCCCGCACCGACAGCAAGGATGGGACTCCATCTGAGCATCCGCCGCATGCTCAGATCCATCGAGCGCCCAGCAGACCGCGCAGGTGCGGGCGTCACGCGCACAGCGCCACGTCCAGCCTGCCACGGCACCGGTCTGCTGCCACGTCGCGGTCACACCTGCGCGGTGCGCTCCGACGATCTCTGTGCGGGCGATCGTGAGTGCCCGGTTCGGGGTGACGTTGGCGACCTTCGCGACCTCAAGGGCCACGACACGGGGGTTGCGGCCTGCTGCGACACCGAAGGCCAGCGAGTCGCGGACCTTCTCCGGTGCCGCCGGCGCCACCTCAGCGAAGAGGGCGGTCAATGGCGTGCCGTCCGACGCGCGGCCGATCAGGTGGTCAAGGGCGGGGGCGTTGAGCCGGTTCCAGCCACTCGCCACCCGCGCCACGGTGTGCTCGGGTCCGTTCAGCGCGCGCTCAGCCAACCTGCGGCCATCCTCAACAGCTTGGGCGACCGCGTCGGCCTGGCCGCTGATCGTGACCTCTGCCGCCGCCTGAAGGAAGTCGTGGGTGTGGGCGGCGAGGTCGGCCATCAACGCCCGGTAGCGGGCCTGAGCGAACAGCCAGCCGGGCCGGACCTCGATGCCCTGTGCGGTGGCGGCCTCGATCTCGTCGGCCAGCGCGTTCAGGTCGTGCTCGAAGCGGCGCTGGACCGTCTCGTAGAGGGCGAGGATGTGCTGGACGCGAGCTTGCTCCTGCTGGCGTTGGGCGGCGCGCTGACGGGCCAGCTCCTGCTCAACGGGGGTCACTCGTCGGCCCCGGGCTCTGGCGGCTTGTCCTTGCCGCCGTACAGTTCCCCGCCGAGGTTGCCACGGTCAAACGCAGCCGCCTGCGCCTCCATGCCTGCCTTGCGCTCCTCAGCGATCCGGTCCTGCTCGACATCCCAGTCATAGCCGCGGTTCTCGGCGATCGTCTGTTTGGACACGATCCCCATCCGCAGCTCGGCCTCATCACCGAGGGCGTCGGCCTGCTGGTCGTGGGGGAGAAGGTCAGGCCAGGCCAGTGCGGTGTGGAAGCCGGGGTAGCCGAGCAGGTCCAGGAGCGCGTTGGCGGTGTCGGTCAGCAACGGCCCGTAGGTGAGCTGCTTGGTTTGGGTGCGCTCGATCAGCGGCTCGTACTCGACCTGCAACGCCACCCCAGCCGTCGGGCCGGAGTTGGCGGTCTCGCCGATCGCCACCTTGGGGATGTGCGCGCCCTCGAACAGGGCGGTCTTGATCTCCTTGTACATCGCCAACAGGGAGGTGAGCTCTGCGATGACGAGCTGACCGAGCTTGGCCTTGTCGTTCGGGATGGCGAGAAGCTGGCCGATGGAGACGTCGAGCTCTACGAGGCTGCGGGCGTCCTCGCCGATGATCACCGGCACCGGATGACCATGCAGCCGGCAGATGCGGCGCATGTCGCCTGCGAGCGACTGAAGCTGTTCGATCATGTCCAGCACCGCCGGCTCCAGGTCAGCGGCGCCGTAGAACGTGTTCGGCGACGGCAGGTTCTGCGCACCGAAAACAGGGGGGAACTCGTGGGCCCAAGGGGTCTCATCGAGCACCGTCCACTGCCCGCCCGAGGTGTCGTCGAGCTGCTCGTCGAAGATCGTCCACGACGACGGGGATTGCACGGGATCAGCGCGGGTGGGGACGATCCGCTTACGCCGGACGACACCGTCCCCGGTCTCGCGGTCGATCGTGGTCCATTCGATGAGGTACTCGACGACGATGGTGACGTCGTCCTCATTCCATACCGCGGTGACGTTGCACGAGTCCAAGACCGTGATGCGGCTGCGGCCGGTCCGGTCGGGCTCGTAGAGCCGCAGCCATGCATGGCCGGATACGCCGCCGTTGACGGCGAGGTTGTGGTGGTCCAAGTGCAGACCGGACCATGCTGCGTCGAGGGCGGCCTGCGCGGCCTGAAGCTTCTCGTCCAGCGCGTCAGCGGGCTTGGGCTCGTCACCCTCCGCGCCCTCTTCGGACTCATCGTCCTTGGGGTCGTCGCGGGGCAGTACCTGCAACGTGACGCCGCCCTTGCCGGCCAGGAACGACACGCCCTTGTCGACGATCAGGCGGGCGTAGTCCAACCGGATGTTGTCGGGGTTCTTGACGCCGTTCTCGTCCGGGAAGGGGAGCGGGCAGCCGTTCTCGTAGGCATCCCACGCACGCTGGTAGCGGGTGAGGCGGTCCTGCTCGTCTTGCTCGGCAAGGATGGCGATGTGCTGGCGCAGCGGGGTCATCGCCATGGATGGGACTCCTTGCTACTCGCGGGGCCGGGGGCGTCGTTGGCCCAGTTGATGAGCTGTGACATGGCGTCGACCTGGTCGTCGTGCGTGCCGTTCGGGAAGACGGCGTGCTCGGCGATGAAGTCCTCGACCGACGTGGACGTGTAGGCCGACGGGCACGGGATGAAGTCGCTGTCGGGCAGCCACACGTTCCCGGCCTCCACCGTCGGAGAGACAGCAGCGGCGCGGACGTCCTTGCCGCCTTCGGGCTCGATCGGGATCAGCGCTGTGATCTCGCGCTTCAGCGTGTCGATGACCGCTGCGCCGTTGGCCTTCTTCTCCACCAGCCGGGCGCTGACGCGTCCGGCGTTGAGGGAGCCGGGCCGCCACACGGCCATGGCCCTGACAGCTGCAAGCGTCTCGGTGAACGACAGCCGCGCCCGAACCTGACCCAGCAGGTAGAAGTCCGCGCCGACCACACCCCAGCGTTGGCCTACGACGTAGCTGGAGGAGGCTTCCTGGCTGTCGCCGAACCGCATGTCCCACGAGTCGACGATCCGTTCCCAGCCCGTGGGCAGAGTCGCGGGCTCCCAGTACTTCCACCACGCCTTCTTGAACATGCCGCCCTCCGCGGGTGCGGGGCGTTGCAGCATCTGGCCGGCGAACCCGTAGGAGCCGAGGCCACGGCGGAGCTCGGCGAGGCGCTCAGTCGACAGGCGCACCGGCTCCAGCAGCTCGCCTTCCTCGGTGCGAGGGTCACCGGCGAGGATCCGGCCGCCGGGCGTGGTGACCGTCTCGACCTTGCCTTCCTCGGTCTGCAAGTTGTAGGTGACTGGGGACAGTCGGACCTTGGAGGGGTAGACGAACTGGTGGGTTGGCTCGTACTCAGCCGGCAGGCACAGGTGATGCCAGCCGCCCTGTTCGATCAGATGCCCGGTGAGGTCGTCCTGGTGTAGGCGCTGCATGACGATGACTGCTGCCGCCCGGGCGTTATTGAACCGGGTCGTCATCGTCTCGTCCCACCACCGGTTGGCGAACTCACGATCAGCGTCGGAGCGGGCCTGAGCGGCGTTCAACGGGTCGTCGACAACGACGCGGTCGCCACCCTCGCCGGTGGCGCGACCCCGGACACCGGTCGCCAGCCGCATACCCGTGGCGGTGTTCTCGAACTTGCTCTTGGCGTCCTGGTCTTTGGTCAGCGACCACGGCTCATCTGAGAGGAGCCTGAGCACACCCTGGTAGCCGACCCGCTGCAGCAGCGTCCCGTCCGTGCGTCCGCCTTCGCTCTTGATCACCCGCCGGGTTTTCAAGCTGTCGCGATGGGCGAAGTCTTCGGCGTAGGAGGCGTATAGCCACCGCGTATGCGGTCTGCTCAGCCACTCCCACGCGGGCCACATCACCGCCGTCATCAACGACTTCGCCGTACGCGGCGGAACGTTGATGATCAACCGCAACAGGTCTCCGTCGCTGACGGCTTGCAGGTGCTCGCAGACGACGTCGAGATGCCAGCCGGTGATCAGCGGGCTAACGGGCTCGACGATTGGCCATGCCTCGCTGACGAAGCGTCGCAGCGAGCGGCGGCACTGCTCGGCTATGACCTCGTCGCGCGACGGAAGCCGCGCCGGCGCGACCACAGATCAGCCGGCTTCGAGCTTGGCGGCGAGGCGCTCCAGGTCGTCAAGCTCAGCCTTCGACAGTTTCGACAGATCAACCTGCACCCGCTGTGTCACCGCCCCGCCATGCTCGACCTTCACGTTCTCCCGATACCGCTCCGGGCGACGCGCCTTGAGCAAGAACTGCAACAGGCTGTCGGAGTACTTGGTGACGTTGGTGACGTGCTTGCCCGCCGAAACCAACGGCTCCTCGACGCCTTCGACCGCACGCCGGTACGCCTCGCGCTCCATCGTCTCAACGACGCGCTCCTCCGCATCGGCCCACGCCACCGCAAACTCCTCATTGCGCTGACGCTCCGCATACGCCGTCTGCCGAGAGATCCCGACAACCTCACACGCCCGGCTCACCATCCCCTCAGACTCAAAGGCCACAAGGAACCCGTCACGGCTCCAGCACTCATCACGCGGGCGCGAACCGTCAGATCCGTCAGCCGGATGCCGTGCGCAACGTTCGGTGCCCTTCAGCGGGCTGGTCTTGCAGGGTTCACCCTTCTTCGTGGTGCCCTTGCACTGGCGCTTCACGACGTGGTCCCGGGCCGTGTCTCGATCTCTCCGACCTTCGCGACGACCGGGAACGCGACGGTCAGGCTCGGGTACCGGCTGTCATTCAAGTCGCAGTTGAGGCTGTAGCCGCTGGCCTGGAGCTCGGCGACGACCTGGCCGTCTACGACGACTTCGCAGCCAGTGACTGCGGCGACCTGGCCAGAGCAGTCGTGGATGAGTCTGAGGGTGCCCGTGGGCGTCGCGTCGCTCACGGTGCGGTGCCGGGCTTCTGGAGTAGCTGGCAGGCGGCGAGGTAGAGGGCGTCGCTGTTGCTGAAGCCTTCGGCGGTGAAGGCTTCGTGGTAGCCCTTGGCGGTGCGGGCGATCTCGGGTGCGATGGCGATGGCCTGATCGAGACCTGCGCGCAGTGCGTGGAGGTGATCGACGGGGTCGTCTTGCGGGTCCATGTAGTGCTCCCCTCTTGGGGTGGGTTCAAGGGCCGCCTTGGGTCCTTGCGGAAGTTGGTGCGGGGCGCCGCCCATGCCCTGACCGGTAGGCCGGGGTGTCGGGCCGTGGCGCCCCGCCGTGAAAGAGGACGCCCGTCCAAGAGCCAGGCGCCCGCAACGCCGTCAGCGATCAGGGGCGAGAGACACCCCGGTTGCATCACGGCGAAGGAGTGCCGGGCATCTGTTGCGATGCCCGGCTTCGTCGACCGTGATCCGGCAGCCAGTCAGCTCCGCAAGGGAGCACGGCCCCGGTTAGGACGTCACGACGAAGGGAGAAGCGAGTGGCCGATCGAGGGCGTGCGAGATCTTCAGCACGCTGTGGGCGCGCGCCCCTTCAACTTGGGGCGGGATTCCCGATCGGCTTGCGCAGCAGAATACACGCGCGCCGGGCGGCGTCAACTATGCGGCGTGCGCGGTGCGCTGCTGGATCTTGCGCATGAACGAGTTCTCGGCCTGATCAAGCATCCGCATCTCACTGCGGACGTTGATGCCACGGCTGGTCGCGACGCGCTGGAGCTCCCAGCGCTGGGAGCGCATGCCCTGAAGGATCCGGATGTCGGCTTCGTCGACGCCGGCCTTGCGAAGGCGGTCGTACTCGCGGCCCTGCTCAGCGATCTTGGCCTGAACGGTTTCGTCGACCGCGGCGCCCTCACCGACTACCGCGAGACCCTTCTGGGTCGTGTAGTCGTCTTCGATCGCGATCGGGCTCGCGGCCAGGAAGCGCTCCGGGGCAGCAGGGTCATGGCGGAACGTGATCTGCCAGCACAGCTTGAACTGGTGTCGGCTCTCGAAGCGAGCCAGCGTGGCAGCGTCGTCGGGCCGCGTGCCGAGACGGGTCGTCTGGGTGTTGACCCACGCCTTGTCGTAGGTCCGGACCCACCAGACCCTGTAGTCGTCGGTCGTGCGATGGCCCTCAGCACGAGCGGCCTTCAGGGTGATGCTCTGTCCGAGCAGGACGCGCTGGTAGCCGGTGACGATGATCACGCACTCCGGGACCGCGACGCTCTTGCCATCGACTGCTCGCACGACGCTGACCGTGATCTGCTGATCGTCGCGTGGCTCGTTGCCGAGCGTCTCGACCTCGGGGCCATGCGGAACCCGTTGGGGACGGCCGGCGATCTCGGCACGCGGGCCCACCTGGCGGGTCCGGCGGGTCACAGACGGCTCGACGACCGGGACCCGGTGCTCGGTCTTCTTACCTGCCCGGATCAGCCGAACGTGCTCAGCAGAGAGGATCACGGCCGAGCAGGATACGCCCAGGTCAAGATGGCTCAGGCGCGCTCGTCACCATCTGGGCGATGCCGAGCGACGGGTCAGAGGCCGCAAGGGCGAGTGTGCCCGGGTCGATCGCCGTGTCGACGCCGAGGGTTCGCCGGCGCGTGAGGACGTGGTTGCAGAGGAGCCTCAGATTCTGCATGTAGGACTTGGTCGCGTCCCGCACGAGTGCGGCAGGATCGTCGCTATCGCGGATAGCGCCTTTCCCGACGGCGACCCATCCGCCGGAGTCGACGACGGCGTCTAGCGCGGCCATTACATCAGGGGCGCCACTGACGCCGTCGCTGGTCGGTAGTCTGTTTAGCTCAAGGGCGCCGTGCACCGCTGCGTGCTGTGCCACGAGGAGCGTGATCGTCGCCCGCCCAGCGGAGGTTTCGAGTGCCTCACGCGCAAGTTGGATGTATGGCGGCTCGGGCAGGTCTTGCGGGGGGTCGCTCATCGGTTTAGCGACACTAGCGCCCCGGTGTGACGCTCAGGTCACGCGATAGGTTTTCACGCAGTTCTTGCTGTGCGTGACCTCAGCGCAGTACTCGTCGAGGCGACGGATCGTCCAGCCGTAGTTCCAGTCGACGTAGCCGGCCTCGTCTCGGGTAAGCCAGATACTGGCGGTGCCGTAGAAGACGAGGTCGCCGACCACCCAGGAGGGACGGCAGCGGATCCGTGTGCGCGAGCGCCGGGAGCAGTCCGAGATCCGCTTGCCGTAAGCGGCGCGATAGCTGCCGCCGAATCGCTGCGAGAGCGCTTCGCGAAGGTGGCTCTTGGCCTTAGCGACGGTGAGCATCGGGATGCGGCCGACGACCGGCCGAGAGACCTTGACTGTCCGGGGGATACCTTCGGTTGTCTGGTCGGCCCGGTCGGAGACTAGAGGTGTGACCGTTAGTCGCGTACGCCGCGTGCAGGCCGAGACCGTGTACTCGCCGCCGGAGTCGAGGGTCACATCCTCGGTGTCCAGGCGCTCGCCGTCGAGTTCGTCAACAGCGAGCGAGAGGGTCGTCTCCGGCTTGTCGTCGTTGTCGGTCCAGGCGACCTTGCCGGTGAATACAACGCGCGCGCAGCCGGGCGTAGGTTTGGCTCGGCGGGCGGTGAGCGTGTAGCCGCCGATGACCGGAGCCTCGTCGCGCACCACAAGGGTGCGTGTCGCCTGCCACGGCGTCCAGTCGAGCCCGTCCACGCTGTCGTCGCGGACTCGCACATGCCAGAAGTAGCTTCCGGCGGTGATCGGACCGCCGGACCATGGGGCAAGGCCGTCCAGCGGGCGGCGGGTGTAGAGCGTGGCGAAAAGGCTCTGCGCGGTGTCCACGAAGCCGCCGCTGGTCAGGAGGTCTGGCGCGCGAGCCAGCTCCACTTCGACCGCGCCGTCGAGGATGTCGAATGCGAACGTAGGGCGGGAGCCGACGGTCTCACCGTCTGCGGGCGACAGCACGGTTGCGGCAGATGCGGGCGAGACGAACGCGAGGGCGCCAATGACACACGTGGTCATGAGGACCGCCTGGCGCACGGCGCGGGAAGCCGAGACACGGGAGGACGAGGCGCCGGCGCCCAGCAGCCAGGGGGAGACAGTGGTGTTTGTCGCGACGATCCACCTGTAGTGCTGTCTCATTCTCGAACGGGGCATCAAATCTTTACCTCTAAAACCCTTCGTGCTTTGCACCTGACCACCAAACTGTTCGAATTCAGGGCTGAGGTGGACGATGACCTTGGTTGCCCAGGGCCGAGCCCGCCCTAATCGGGTCTTGGTTCCTGGGCGGCCACTGGACGAATAGGCCAAACCGCCGAATGCCGACGGATGCCCTTAGCAACCGAAGCGCTCCTCATATACGATGCTGTGTTCATCGGATGAGGAATTAGGGACCTCGCTCCGAACAGCCACGAATGGTGTTCTGGGATAGGGAGGTCTACGCATGGGTCGAGACGCGCGTGAGGGCGTCGAAGAGTTGGGCGACGCCGGACGCCGGCCGTCTTTGAGCGTCCTGCGCGGCCAGTCCATGGCGGCCGACGACGCTGCGTGGGCTGCTGTCGCCGCGACCGCAGCTGCGGCACTTAAGTTGCCCGGCCTTTCCCCGACTTGCGCTCTTCGCCTGGAGCGACTTGAGGCTGCTGCTGCTCGCGCAGCCGGGCAGCCTCTTCCGCGATCTCCTCGGGCGTCTCCAGGCGCATAGCCGCCTTCACCTCGCTGAAGTTCCGTATCGCTTGGTCGAGCCCGACCTTGCGCTCGTCGAGCTTCTGGCGAGCGAGGGCAAGGCCGTACTCGGGGAACTCCTCTGGCGGCACGCCCAGCGCATGAGCTAGAGCACGGATGGTCTCGGGGCCGGGCTGGTTGGTGCCCGCTTCCAGGCTCTTGATGGTGACCTCGGCGAGCCCCTTGCCGTCGTACTCAACGGTCGCACGCGACAGCACGCTGCGGCTCAGCTTCTGGCCTTCCCGGAGGCGTCGGAGGCGTGCCGGCAGAGGTTCTTGAGCGCTCGATGTCACGAGGTGGCGGATACAACCGCCACCAACATCTCTTGACAAGGCATCGTGGCTATGGATAGAGTCCCTATCCACATGACCGCTAACCCATCTACCGGGCAGCCGCGAAGTGCGCTGGACGCCTTCCTGAAAGCTCGCGGCATCAAGCAAGTCTGGCTGGCGGACGAGACCGACATCGACGCCTCCGACATCTCGCGCATCGTCAACGGGATGCGCCCCGGCCGTGAGCGTGCTCACGCGATCGCCAAGGCGCTCCGCGCGTCCTGCACGGAACTGGGCTGGTCTGAGCACGACGAAGCGGCGGCGGCGTAATGGCTGTCCACTCCTCCGACGCTACGCCCGCACCCGAACCGCGTGAACTGCGTCGGATCGAGCCGGTGATCGCGTCCACGACGCTCGAAGAGCCGCTCGGCCACCTCCTCGACGCCCAAGCCCGCCTGGACCGGGTGCGGCTGCTGGTCTTCAACCCCTCACGCGAGGTCGACAGCCTCGCCGAGCACCTCATCGAAGCTCTCGACCCAACCGCCGACATCGAGCACGTCGTCGCGAAGATGTCGCCGCAGCTGCGAGAGCTCTACGGTCACAACGGCCACGCGACCGCCCACGTCCGGGCCGCGACCGGACCCGTCGACCGGATGCATCGCGCGCTGCACAGCGACGGCTTCCGCTCCGCCCTGACCGTCAAGGCCGGCGCCCGCAAGCTCCGCGGCCCGCTGCGAGTTGCCAAGCGCGTCCTGGTCGACAAGGACCCCGGCGACGGCATCGAGTGGGCACGAGCCACCAGGGCCATCCTGAGGGTGATCGACACCATGCCCGCCGACACGCTTCTCGGCAACGGCATGCGCGGCGAGCTGGGCGCGGGACCGTTCGACCTGCTGTGCCAGGTGTGCGACCTGTTGACCGACGGGGCGGGGGAGGGCACGCGATGAGCGCGTTTGCCTCCGACCTGTCGGTCAAGGAGCACGCAGCGCGGGAGGCTGGGGCACACCTCGCTCGGCGCCACCCCGACGCGGAGGTCAACGATGTCGCCGTACGCATGTTCGGTGACCGTCGAGATGTGGT